TTCCCAACATTTAAGTCTAAATAATCATTAGAACTATCGAAATTGAAAGAGTATTCGTTGGGGAACTTTTGTATTACAGCTCCACCTTTTGTAAGGATGTTGCCTAATCCTAGCATAGACTTACCCTAAGTATGCTATAACTGAACCACTTGCTAATGTAAAAGCAGTCCATCTACCAAAAATAACTACTCCAGCAGGAAATGAGTTGGAGGAGTCTATTGCATCTCCGTTACCACCTGCTGTTCCTATATAAGAAGAATCTTCAGGTGTTAATGTTGTAAATGTTGAGTCAGCAATGAATTGAATGGCAACTATTTTTTTGCCTGAGATAGCAGTTGTACCATCTTCAAATAAACAACCAGCTTGTCCTAGTCCTATGTTATTTGATTCATTTACTGAGTATTTGCGTAAGTCTGCCATATTTTTTCTCCTGAGTTATGATACCTTACCGAGCTTGGCTGTCTCATGGGTATCTTGGTTGCTTGAGGGGAGAATAAACTCCCCCCAAGATTTTAATTACTGTTAAGTAATTTATTCGTAATCAACTAATCCAAAGATTCGTCTTTCACCATCAGCATCTGCATTTCTAACAGCACCACCATATACAGACTCGCAAGTTACGAGTGTAGATAGATAAGAGTGTCTGTAAGAAGCCTGCATCTTAGCTTCCTTAGAGAAAGCAAAGTATAGAGCAGATTCATGAATTGCGTATCCGTAAACGATATCATTATCGTCTGTGCCAGATGTTTCAAGGTCAGCAAGAGCTTTAATACCTTTTGAAGCATCAGCACTTACATCAGCTCCACCAGAAGCAGAACCCATGTAAGGAGACTGAGCAATCCAAACAGGCATACCAAGAATAGCACCAGCGTTACCAGTTCTTCCAAACTCAGCACCTAATGTTGCTTGAGTACCTTCAGAATAACTAGTTAGCGAGTTTAAACTTGCATACATTTCTGGAGACAATACTAGATTCCAACCTTCTGTATCACCAGTTTCTCCAAGAATTAACCCCATTAATGAAGTTAAATTAGCCTGAGAAAGAACCGAACCAGTAGTCTGCACGTGCATTGATGTGTCGGCATCTCCACCGATTGCACCAGTAGCACTAGCAAGTAAACCTTGTAGATTTTCAGCTACTTTAAAGTGTAGGAAGTTATCAAAACCTCTAGCACAAGCATATGCTAACTGTTTTGCATAGATTTCCATCAAGTCATAGTTAGACTGTACTTTAACAATGTCTGGAATGTAAGCAGAACCTACATTATATTCAGAAACAGTTAAAGATGTCTCATCACTTGTCATACTACCAGCACTTGATACATCAGTAGCAATTTCACCACCTTGTGTAAAAGCACTAAGTGCTGGAACACCGATGTGTGGTAAATGAATCTTATCACCTTGATTTGCAATTTCTGGTGACAAATCAATTCCGACATTCTTCATCATTATTTTTTGTTGGAAAGCCTCTAATATAGCTTGCCCCCAAACTTCAGGGATAAACTGGTCAGCAATATTTGCTGTTTCTGCTCCAGTACCTCCTGAGTGAACATTTACGTCAAATGGGTCTGTAAAAGCCATTTTGTTTACTCCTTAAGTTATCTTTTAAAATTATTGAGAATAGAACTCCAGTTATCTCTACGCTCTTCTTTAGATATACTTTTAAAATCAACATCTTTCCTAGAAACAGTTCCAACATTATTTTGTGGATTGTTTTTAGCAGATGATAACTCTTCAACTACATCTAAAAGAGAATCTGTAGGTAAACTAGAGAATTTCTCTCTTTTATCTTCTGGCAGTCTTGACAAAGCATCATTCCTTAATCTAGTATCTTGAGACTCGAATTGAGTTTTAATTACTTTCAATTCTTCGTTTTCTTTTGCTAATACTGAATTTAGTTCAGATAATTTACCTTGTTCTTCAAGTTCTGCCCTTTGCTTCTCCTCTACCATACTTTTCATCTCATTTAACTTTGTTTCAAGTTCTTTCTTTTGTGAGATTACTTCATTTAGTCTTGAACGAGGAATAGCATCCTGTACATTGTTTTCGACTTTAGTGTCGTTTTCCTGTTTTACATCTGGCTCGATGGTCTTTTCTTCTGACATTTTTACCTCTTGAGTGAGTTGGTTAATTTATGCAAAATTCCCTTGCATAATATGTATATCATAAACTAACTTAAAACACTATTCTAATGCAAGAAAAAAATTATGAATTTAAGAGAAAGTGGTTCAAGTATCTCAATTACAAACCACATGAAGGGCAATTAGCCCTACACTACCCTGAAAAGAAGGATGCCAGATTCCATGTAATTGTATGTGGCAGAAGATTTGGTAAGACTTGGGCTAGTGCTATGGAAGCTACTTACGTAGCATCCCAACCAAATAAACGTATTTGGGTTGTAGGGATGTCTTATCGTAAGGCTAGACTTATATTTAGAGAAATATGGCAAAGAATGGTTATTGGTCATGGAGAAGATGTAGATAAGGCATCTGAAAAAGATATGTATATTCGTTTTAAGTGGGGAACTACTGTAGAAGGAATGTCAGCAGATAATGCGGATTCATTAGTGGGGGAAGGACTTGACCTACTTGTAATTGATGAGGTAGCCAAGATGAATAAGAAGATTTGGGATATGTACTTATCTCCTACTGTAGCTGGTAGAAAAGGTAAGGTTATTTTTATTACTACCCCAGAAGGTAGGAATTGGATATATGATTTATATAAACTCGGCAAACAAGATGATGACTGGAATAGTTATACATCACCTTCTTGGAAAAATCAACACGAATTTCCATTAGGGAAAGATGATTCTGCTATTATAGAACGGAAGCGAAATATGTCTAAAGAACTATTTGGGCAGGAGTTTGGTGCAGAGTTTTCTGTATTTGAAGGTAAAGTTTGGGATTTCAATAGAGATAAAGATGTAGGAGACTTCCCATATGACCCTAATTTGCCTACATTTTGTACAATTGACTTTGGATATAGACAACCAGCAGTTCTCTTCATACAGACGCAATTTGATGGCGAATTTGAGCATATAAGAGTGTTTGACTGCATACTTCATAAGAATAATATCAAAACAGAAGATTTAATTAAGATGATTAAGGTTAAAGGATATCCAATCATGTCTTACTATGGTGACCCAGCAGGTGCAAATGTCCAAGGGCAAAGTGGTGCTGGAGACATGGAGATATTCAGAAGAAGTGGAATTGTAGTAATGTCCACAAAAGATAGAATGAGTAGAAATATTGTTAATAGTGTATCTCATACTAGAGGATTCTTTGAAAGTGCCGATGGTGTAAGAAGAGTTCATGTTGATAAGAAATGTAAAGAGGTCATTGAAGATTTTGAGGAATATAGATACCCAGAATCAGAAGATGGCAAACCAATTAAAGAAGAGCCAATCAAAGATGGTTATCATGACCATGGAAATGATGCTTTTAGATATTTTATAATTAATAGATTTCCAATGAAAAACAGAGAAATGAAAAGGATACAAAGATGATAGATAAAGTAATTAAAGACAGACTTAGTGAAGCTAAGTTACTAAAATCACAATACAGAAGAAAAGAAATCAGGAAATATCTTGATTACTACTCTGGCACTTCTACTGAAGAATACATTAGACCCTACTTTCAAGGAGATGCTTTTAGTGAAATACCACCAGCTCTTCAAAACTTTACAAGAAAATTTATCAATAAAGTAAGTGGCATATATACTTTAGGTGCTAAAAGAAATGTTGAGAATGAAAAATATTTTGAATTAACACCTACCAAAGATGTTAGGATGAAGCATTCTGAAAGAATGACTAGGTTATTAGGTACTATTGCCAATAGAGTATATTGGAATGATGGTAAGTTTGATTATAGACCTATTTATTACTTTGAAGCCTATTTTGATGACAATCCTTTTAAGCCAACAGCAATCATATACCCATTACTTAATAAAACAGCAGATTTATCAGATAACGAAGGTTTGCAATGGGAATACTGGGATTCTGAGAAATATATTATTATGAATGAAGATGGTGATATACAGAATGAAAAAGATAATCCATATGGCATTCTTCCATTCGCTTTTACCCATAGGGAAGACCAAATAGATTCTTTCTTTGTAGAAGGTGCTAATGATATTATCAATTGTAACGAACAAGTCAATATTAGTATGACAGAGATGAATCTAGGATTGAGATTTAATATGTTTGGGCAACCTTGGGTTAATGGATTGAATGCTGACCAGAATATGGTTCGTGCTGGTTCTAATACTATTCTTGATATGGGAGATGATGGTGTCTACAATATTACTAGTCCTAATGGTAATATTATGGAAGCTATCCAGAATATTAAATTCCAAATAGAACTTGTAGCATCTAATAACCATCTATGGATACAATGGGCTGAATCAGGTGGGGAAGTTCCTAGTGGTATTTCTCTCATGGTAAAAGATATGGAGAGAAAAGAGGATTATTATGATGATGTTTCTCTTTGGAGACTATATGAAAAAGAATTATATGATATTGAAAGAACTATTGCTGGATATAATGGTATTTCTTTACCTGAAGAGTTTGGCATAGACTTTTATGAAGTTGAGTACCCTAAGACAGTACAAGACCAAATTCTTAAAGATGAGTTCGACCTAAAACAAAATCTAATCACTCAAGCTAAGATAATGGTAAGAGAGAATAAAGATTTAAGCATAAATCAGGCACAGGCTATTATTGAGGAAAACAAATCATTTAATGAACAAATTGTAGAACAGGAAGTAAATGAAGCTACGGATAGAAGTTAATTACAGTTTTGGCAAACTAGGCAGAGCAATGCCTAAAATTATAAAGGAGTATTTAAATGAATACGCTCAAGGAACAGAGACAGGCTCTAAACAAAACATTGATAAAGGCTTACCTGCGATTAAAAGCTCTACGAAAAAATGGAGAAGAATCAAAGGATACCCAGAAGACCCACCCCTAAAAGCTAGTGGTAAATTGTATAATAGTATAAAAGCTAATAAAAATACTATGGATATTGTACAATATGGTGTTTGGCATAATAATGGGGAAGTACCTACAACACAGGCTAGACCATTTATCTCTACAGATGACAGGACTCGCAATAAAATCAATGCAGATTTTAGAAGAAAAACAAAACAAGCAGTATCTGTCAAAAGAAAATTTGTATTACAAACATAATTGTTACTAGTTTATGTCAATAAATATAAGGAAAGTTGACATGGAACAGGTAGAAGACATTCTAAGTTATCTCAATTCACTAGAATCATTGATAAGAGACTTAGAAAGACGAGTAACAGATTTGTCAGAGATAGAATTAGCAAACAATCAACTATTAGCATCACTTGTACAAACATCTAATAGTATGATGGAACAAGCACAAGACTTTAAGATGCCAAATAACGATGAAATTATGGAAGAATTTGTAAAAGCATCTGCGGAACTAGAAAACTGGGAGAAAAACTAGTGCGAGGGTATAATATAGCAATGTGGTATTGTAAATCATGCTCTTGGTCATGGAAAACACTAAGTTCTATCCTAGAAGACGAAGACCAATGCCCAGAATGCAATTCTCATCAAACCCAAAGAGTAGTTAAACGAAAAGACTTGGCATAAACTCTTATTTTTAGTAAATTTAGGTATGTTGTCGCTCAATGTGAGGACAACTAAATTAACTAGCATATAGGAGTTATTATGAAAATAGCAAAAGTACCCCTTCATTTCAATCGAAATGAGTTCTTAACCCCCTTTGATAGAATGTTTGACAACCTTCTTAGTAATCAATTCCCAGAATTTGAAAAAGATTTTGGGATATCGTTTGAAAAAGGTTCATTCCCCAAAGTAGATGTCGCAGATTATGATGATAGTATTGTAATCATTGCAGAAATACCCTCGTTAAATAAAGATGCACTAAAT